ACAGAAAGCTTTATGAAGAATGAAGTTAGATCTCAGCGTCTTATTAGTTTCTTACAGATTGCAAGCAGTCCTGTACTAGCACCATTTGCTAAGTTCCCATATATTATGCGTGAGATAGCAGCAACTATGGATCTGGATGTAGATAAAGTAACAAACAATCCTGAAGAAGCATTTAGACAGGCGTTGCTATTACAACAGATGCAACAACAAATCGTAGAAGAGAATCCACAACCTCCACAAGGCATTGATCCAACTGGAACAGGTGGTGGTAATATAGGAACTGGTCAAGCACCTGCACCAGGAGAACAAGGATTTGCTACAGGTGGTGGACCCAATGAAGGAACACAACAGCAACAACAACAGGCACAAGCACCTCAAGGTGGTGGACAACAAATACCACCAGAGTTAATGGCTATGCTACAACAAGGAGGTGGTGGTAATGCTTGACGTTAAAACTGCTAGAGACATTTTACCGTTAGTAAATACACCAGACTTTGAAGAACTGTTTAATCTATATTTAGATTCTAAGCGACATGATGCGCTACGTGTATTAGAACAAAGTGATGATGAAATAGAAATATACAGAGCGCAAGGTGCAATCGCCATACTCAAAAAATTAAGAAGTATGCGTGTAGATGTACAGACAGTATTAAAAGGAACTTAACATGGCAATTCCCCCAGTACCTAAAGCTAATCCAAATACAGAAAAACGCAACATTTTAATAGAAAATTTATTAGATTTAATAATTGTTGCAGAGGGAACAAATGTAGATAAAACAGTATCTAAAAATAGAAACCCATATGATACTATTATAGGTTATGATAAAATTACTTTTGATAAACCTTTAACTGAAATGACATTAAAAGAAATACGAGAAAATGGTAGAAGTATAGTTAATGCTACTAGAGGAGTAAGAGGAAAAAAAGGTTCTTCAGCAGTGGGTGCATTTCAAATGTTATCTAATGAATTTGAAAAAGGTAAAGTTAAACCTTATTCTTCAGTTGTTGGTGAGTATCAAAAGAAATTAAATTTGCCTGATGACACTCTTTTTACAAAAGAAGTTCAAAGAAGTTTAGCCAAAGCTAAAATTATAGAAATGACAAAAAATAATAATTTATTAGATACTTTTGTTTCTAAACCAAATGAAAAAAATTTAAAAAATCTAATAAATAGATTAGGCAAATCTGATGGATGGGAAGGTTTACCTACTTCTTCAAATCCAAATAAACCTAGAATAAATTTTAATGAGGCAATATCATCTATTGGAACTGATGAAAGTGCATTTCAATCTAATATAATAGATATTAATGTTATTGATTCAGAATTAGATATTAACGATCAAACTAAAAATATGCTTCAACGTGAAAAAGCATATGATTCTAAGAATGATAAAATAGATGAGCAAGAAATAAACGCTGGAGATAATTCATTAGAAAGTCAGCGTGAAAGACAAAGAGCAATAACCAAACAAAAATCAGGTATAAATTTTAGTGATTTAAATCCTGTTAGTACAGCAGAAGGAGCAGACCTAGAAAGAATAAATAGAACTGTTACAGAAGAAATAAATAAGGTTAATCCGATTGATGCTGATAGTACAAGAGATAGAATGGAAGTAATTACTCCACCAACAAATGCAGCTTCTGATGCTTTTCAAACAGATCAAATGATGGAAGATTATAATACAGTAAATAAAGATGAAGAACTTTTTAGAGGGTCTATGAATGAAGATACAGAAGTAGAACCACTTGGAGATATGTCATATCCTGAAGGATATACTGGATACGATAGCGAAAATAATGCAGCAGATGAGCAAGAATTTGATGAGTATACCGTAGTAGATAGAGAAGGTTTAGACTACGATGATACTGCTGAAGTTGTAGGCGATACCAGTTTCTTTGAAAGTTTATTTACTGATGCTGATGTTGATACAGATTATAATTTTGAAGTAGATGATTTAAATTTAGAGGAAGGTGGATCAGTGGAAAAGAAAGCAAACTTTGATGGTAAAGAAGAAGAGGTAGAAGAAGTAGAGGAAGAAGTAAAAGCAGATCCACCACCAGGAGCTAAACCATCAGAAGTTGCTGATGATATACCTGCGATGTTATCTGAAGGTGAATACGTATTACCTGCTAATGTTGTAAGGTATCTAGGACTAGAGCGTATTATAGATATGCATCGACAGGTTTTATGTGAGATACAACAGATGGAAGACTTAGGTATGATCCAGAATGTTGATGAGAATGGCAAGCCTGAAGAAGATGATAAAGAAATGCAGTTTGCAGAAGATGTTCCATCAGCAGGTGCTATTGAGATAATTGTTGCATCTCCAAAACCTAAAGGTATAATGTCCTTTGATTCAGGAGGGGCTTTTGAATTTGATTCTGGTGGAGCCGAAGGTGGAATGGCTGACTATGATTCAGGGTTTGATACTGGATTTAGTTCAGGAGGATCAGATGGCCCAGATCCAACAGATTCTTTTGATTTTGGCGATGATTTTGCAGGCGATGATTTAGGCACAAGAGTATATCCTGATTCTACAATTCGAGATTATATAACTGATCCAAAAGAAGAATTTGGTGATGATCCAGAAGGTTTAAATCTTGAAAAAAATTCTCCATTATTAACAGAAGATTTTGAAAAAGCGGCAGAAGACTCTGATAAAGTAAGATCTTTTAAAGAAGACATGGAAAAAATAAAAGAAGATTCTCCCATAGGTGGTAGACTTATTGAAGGTGTTATGCAAATGATTGGTTTAGGTAGAGTTGCTACAGCAATGGAAGAGTTTAATAACTTTATGGGTGAAAAACGATTAGAAGCTAGAAACGCAGCCGCTGATAAAGCAAGGGCAGAGGGAAAAAACGAACAGGAAATACAGGAAGCAATGAACGCAGCATGGGCTTCACCAGGATTTAGTGCAGCTGAAGACGCGGCTTTTGAAGGTCAATTTAATGAAGTAAGTGGTTATGGTGATACTGGCTCTAAACTATTTGAAAAACCTTTAAACTATTTTAAAAGTTTAATTGACGATAAGAAAAGAGATAAAGATGGGTATACTATAATGGATACAGGCCCAATGGCTTCTTATGAAGGCAATAAAGTTAAATATAATGTTGAAGATCCATTAAACAAATATAGAGGTATACGTATTCCTGGTACTGAAGGTATGACCACTATTGCAAATGAAGGTTTTGCTAGTGGTGGTTTAATGCAAAAAAAAAAGTTTAATCAAGGAGGAGCATATATAGAAGGTGTAGGTTATAGAGACATTACACAACCTATGTCGTTAGACAGTGCTTTTGATACAGAAGTTAAAACCTATGAAGACGTTATTGCAGAGATGCAAGGATTTACAGGTAGAGACAAAGCTCCAGAGCAAGAAAATCTAGATAGAAAACAAGGAAAACTAAGAAGACAAAGATCAAGAGAACTACCATATTTAAAAGCAGGTAATCCAAATCCTAAAATATCTAGAAGAGATCCGTATTTAGATTTACAATTAAGAAATGCAGGAGTTGATGTAGAAGAATTTGGTGACGTTATAGAAGCTTACAGAGAAGGAAAAACACAAATACTTCCTAGAAGCGGCCCAACAGGTAATAGACAATTAATAAAAACATTAGATAATTATACTGAATCTAAACGTATGCAGTATGATGGTTTTACTCAAAAAGATTTAAATAATCTACCAGAAGGTGCAACTAACAGAGAAGTACTTAAAAAAATATTTAATACAGAATTACAATTTAGAGATGGTAAATTTGGTTATCCTGGTCAAGATGATCAAGATTTTGCTAATGTAGGTGAAGAAGTTGGACAACCTGCACCTATTGGAGGTACTGGCGCTCCTTTTAGACCAATGCAAGGTGCAAGATTTAAAGAAATGTATCTTGAAGAATTTAAACCAAACAACAGTAAAGCTATAGAATTAAAACTTGACGAAAAAGCAGACATAGAACAAATTAATAGAGCAACCTCCTTTTTAAATACACAAGGAGATGAAAAATATATAGATCCAAATAATCCTAATTACATTGATAATATATTTAGAGAGTTCAATGGATTTAGAGGCACAGGTTTATGGGAACTTGATAGTAAAAGAGATCCCCTAAAAACTACATCCTCCGCTTTAATGGGCAACCAATATGTAGAGGGCGTTGGATATAGATAACAAGGCTACCTACTACCCTTTTCATGGTGAAAAGCAACTAGTAGCCCCTAAAGAAAGAAAATAAAATGGAATCAGTACAACAAGAAATAAAAACCTCACCTATGAATACACGTTATAAAAGAGAATCTATAGAAGAAGTAGATAAAGAAATAGAAGAACTAGAGGCTCAACGAAATCAACAGGAACAAGCAGAGCCAGAAGAGGATAATTTAGATCCCGAAGAAAAAACTTTTAAAAAGAGATATGGAGATCTCAGGAGACACTCCCAACAGTTACAAGAGCAACATACTAATGAATTACGTAAGCTTCAAGAACAGGTTACAAGTTTAACACGTAAGCAGGTAAAATTACCTAAAACAGATGAAGAACTAGAACAATGGTCGCAACAATATCCTGATGTTGCTAAGATAGTAGAAACTATCGCAACAAAGAAAGCTGTAGAAGCTCGTAAAGACGTAGAAGAAAAACTTAAATACGTTGATGAGTTAAAGACTAAAGTACAGCTAGAAAAAGCAGAAAGTGAGTTAGAGAAGCTACACCCTGATTTTGCAGAGATAAGAGCAGATCAAGAGTTTCATGATTGGGTTGCAGAACAACCTAAATGGATACAATCCGCTTTGTATGAAAATGACAATGATCCTAGAGCAGCAGGAAAAGCAATTGATTTATACAAACTAGAAACTAAAAAAACTAGTAAACCTAGATCAAATAAAGATGCTGCAAAGGCAGTTTCTAGAACTTCTAGATCCAGTGAACCTGCAAATCAGGACAGAAATGTATGGTCAGAGTCTAGAGTAAAAAATCTTAGTGGTCAGGATTGGGATAAATATGAAGAAGCTATCTCAGAATCTGTGAGAAATGGTACATTTGTGTATGATTTAACTGCTGGTGCTAGATAAAGTTCTTGACAAATTAATTCAAATGTGATATACTATATACAATTATAAAACTAGCTGATGATAAACATTGGCTAGTTCCTTTTAGGAGCCTCTTTTATAGACCACCTCCTGTTCATGCTAACTCTAGAAGTATCAACTACCTACAATCGTTAGGCCAGGTTTATCCTACACCCTAAAGATGTAGCCTTGTAACTGTCAAAGTTGGCTCGTTTCGATATAGCCGAAAGGAGATAACCAATGGCTTTTAAGACTGCAGCTGGTTATGGAAATCTACCTAATGGTAACTTCTCTCCTGTAATTTACAGTAAGAAGGTACAATCAGCTTTCCGTAAAACTAGTATTTGTGAAGATATAACCAACAGTGATTACTTTGGTGAGATATCTAATTTTGGTGATACAGTGCGTATCATTAAAGAACCTGAAATAACGGTTCAAGAATATGCAAGGGGTACGCAAGTAACTCCACAAGACCTACAAGATGAAGATTTCTCTCTTGTTGTTGATAAAGCTAACTACTTTGCTTTTAAAATTGATGACATTGAAGAAGCCCACTCTCATGTAAATTTTGAGTCAATGGCTAGTGATCGTGCTGGCTATCGTCTAAAAGATCAGTTTGACCAAGAAGTATTAGGTTACTTATCTGGTTTCAAACAGTCTGCAATTAGTGGTAACGCTAATGCTGCAAACGATGTTAAGTCTGGAACAGATCCAATTTCTACTGCTGGAACAGACGGACTACTAGCATCAATGGAACTTACGCATGGTGACTTTGCATCAAGTGGTACTGCTGGTAACTCAGTAGCTATTTCTGCTGCTAACGCATCTGCTACAACAACTCCACTATCCATTCTTAACAGAATGGCTCGACTTCTCGATCAGCAAAATGTTGATAGTGATGGTCGTTGGGTTGTCGTTGATCCAGTATTTGCAGAACAACTTAATGACGAAAACTCTAAGCTATTGAATAATGACTTTTCTTCTGGTAGCACAGACATTCTAAGGAATGGACGTATTATCTCTGGAATGGTTCGTGGCTTTAGAGTATATATGTCTAACAATCTCCCAACAATAGGAACAGGCCCAAGTGCAATTGCTACTGGTGGTTCTGCTTCTAACTTTGGTGTTATTGTTGCAGGTCATGATTCTGCTGTTGCTACAGCTTCTCAAGTAGAGAAGGTAGAAACTTACCGTGATAATGATAGCTTTGCTGACATTGTTCGTGGTATGCATTTGTATGGTCGCAAGATCCTTCGTCCTGAAGCTCTTGTTCGTGCAAAATACAACTTGTATTCGTAAGGGAGAATAAATCATGGCTACTTTTGATATGACAACCTCCGCTACGGCAGGTGTAAGCACTTCTTCTATTGCTGCTCACAATTCTTCTGAGAAGATTGCATACAGCATGGAAGCAACTTTAGACATTGCTGAATTTATTGCTGCTGGTGGCACAGTTGGAGCCGCAGACATATTTCAGTTGTTAGAAGTACCAGCAAACAGCGTTATACTTTCTGCTGGTTGTGAAATTCTAACAGTCTTTACTGGAACTTCAGTAACTGTAGATGTAGGAATAAACGGAGGTGATACTATCACTGACGGCGGTCCTACTAATGCACTTGCTTATCCAGCAAAAGGTACTAATGGTGCTGTATTAGGAACCTTTTCAGCGTTAGTTACTGCTGCTGATACAATCGATGTTAAAGTAATTGCAGGATCTAGTGACTGCACTGCTGGTAAAATTCGTGTGTATGCAGTTGTCGTTGACATTGCTGATAAAAGTGCAAGCGCAGCATCTGCTGCAAGAGATGCACTAGCATAATTGATTTTGGGGTAGTTTATTAATTTAGGCTACCCCTCTATCTTATTTTAGGATATAATATGGCAACCAATTTTCTTACTCTTGTTAATGATACATTAAGACGTTTGAATGAAGTTGAACTATCGTCAACAGATTTTCTAAATGCTACAGGGTTTAGAGCGCAAGCTAAAGACGCTGTTAATGCTTCATTACAAGAAATATCACAAAAAGAATTTGAGTTCCCATTTAATTTTAATTTAGGTTCTTTAACATTAGCCGCAGGTACACAAGAATATTCATTAGCGACTAATTTTAAAGTGGCTGATTGGGATTCGTTTAGGATAAATTCTGATACAGGTAATAATATATCTGCTAGAAAGCTACGATTAATAAACTATGATACCTTTTTAAAAAGGTTTTTTGAAAGAGACAATGAAGCTAACTCAGGGGATTATGATCAGCCTGTATATGTTTATAGGACATTAGATAATAAAGCAGGTTTTACTCCAATACCAGATAAAACATATAGTTTGTCTTATAATTACTTTTCGTATTCATCTGATTTGGTTAATTTTACAGATCTTATGTCTGTACCTGATGCATTTAAACACGTAGTTATTGATGGTGCTTTGTATCATTGTTATATGTTTAGAGATAATGCTCAACAATCTGCTATAGCTAAACAAAAGTTTGATGAAGGTATTGAGCGTATGCGTACTCTACTTATAAATAGATTTATAGATGTTAGAGATACTCGCGTAAGTCGATTAATAAATGTACCACATGGTAATGCGTAATGGCAGACGCTTTAAGGGATGTAACAGTCTTATCTAGAGGTGGGCTGTTTACAAATGAAGATGCTTTATCCCTAGCAGGAACAAATCCAGGTTCTGCAATACGTATGCTAAACATGGAAATTTCTCAATTTGGAGGATATAGAAGAGTTAGTGGTTATGTACCATTTGATTCAAATCATCCAAGTATAGCAGGGAAAGGCCCAGTACTAGGTATATTTATATTAAAAGATATATTATATGCTGCTAGAAGAAATTCTGCTGATACAACACCAACATTAGGCACTAATCCCTTGACAGTTACAGCAGGAAGTGCTACAATAACAGTTGCACATAGTAATCACGGATTAGCAGTAGGTAACTTTGTTACATTTACAGGTGCTTCAGCAGTAGGTGGTATAACACCTAACAACGTAGAGATGGAAGTTTCTGGTGTACCAAATGCTAATACTTATGAAGTAGGGTTTACTTCTACAGCATCTTCAAGTGCTACAGGTGGTGGTGGTTCAGTTACAGGTGCTTATAGTATTAATTATACTATATATAAGTATCAAACTAGTGGATGGGCAGCTTTATCAGTAGTAGATTCAAGTGGATCTGCAACCACATTAAATAACGCTCTAGTTAAAAAGTTAAGAACGAGTATACATACATTTGGTGGTGTACATGAAGTTGTAATTGTAGACGGTAAAAATCTTCCTGCTATATACGCTGGAACAGGAAATATAACTCAGTTACCTAATTCTTCTAGTACAGCTACCGCAAGCATAACAACAGATTTTAGAAATCGCCAATTTTATGCAGGTTTTTCTGCTAATCCAGATAGAATGATTTTTAGTGACGCGAGTGATGCTAAAACATTTACAAATTTAAATGCAGCTACATTTTCTGTAGGTTTTGATATAACAGGAATGGCTAAGTTTAGAGATGGATTATATGTTTTTGGTAAGGATAAAATAAAAAAAGTTGTTTCAGATGCTACTACTACATTTGCTCAACAAGAAGTAACTAGCAATATTGGTTGCATTGCTACAGATAGTATAATAGAAATAGGTGGTGACGTATTATTTCTAGCATCTGATGGTATTCGCCCTATTCAAGGTACTGCTAGAATTGGTGACATTGAACTCGAAACTGTATCTAAACCTGTACAACAGTTGCTGCAATCACTGCCTGATACACATGACCTAACGAATATGTCTTCTGTGGTCATTAGAAATAAATCTCAGTTTCGTTACTTCTTTCCTAAGACTACTACAGCAGCCTCAGATACACCAGGAATTATCGGAGGATTAAGGTTTGCTGATAGAAGAGTAGGGTGGGAATTTGGAGAGATACTAGGAATACGTTCTTTTGTAGCTACGAGTGGTCTAATAAATAACATAGAGACTATTGTACATGGGGATCTAAATGGGGAGATATTTAAGCAGGAAGTTGGAAATACTTTTAATGGTGGGATGGTTACAGCAGTTTATGCAACTCCCTTTTTATATTTCGACTCTACCGAAAAACGCAAAGTATATCAGCATATATCCTTATTTACTAGACCAGAAGGATCATCAAGTATCAATTTAGGTATAGCTTATAATTGGGATGATCCTAATACACCAGACCCTAGTACGTATTCTTTAACTACAGCAGGTGCTTTATCAAGATATACAACAACTAATAGTACTTATAATTCTACATTTACATTTGATGGTTCGTCTAGTCCTGTACTAGAAACCAATGTTCAAGGATCAGGGAGATCAATATCGTTAATTATAACATCTACAGGAACCCAAGCTCCCTACAGTATCAGTGGGTTCTCGATTACTTATCAAGATGCAGGATATAGATAATGGCAGGATATACCAGACAATCTTCAGCCCAAATAATTAGTGGAGAAGTTATATCAGCTTCCCCTATTAATGCAGAATATAATCAAATATTAAACGCATTTGATGAATCTACTGGGCATAAACATGATGGAACAACAGCAGAAGGCCCACCCATAGATCGTGTAGCTGATGCTGACCAAAAAAATAAAGTACTTATAGATACTAATAATAATGAGATAGAATTTTATGTAGAGCAGAGTGGTGCTACTGAACAACAATTATCTATAAAGCATGAAATAATAGAACCTACTACTGATAATAATATTGATTTAGGTAGTGGTACTAAAGCATTTCGTAACATACACTCAAAAGGTACAACCAATTTAGTTAACTTAGATGTTACAGGTACTTTAAATCTTGCTGGTATAAACTCATCTTCAGGTACACTTAATTTAGGTAATAACGTAGATATTAATGGTGGTAACATAGATGGTACAGTTATAGGTAATGCATCTGCAAGTGCAGTAACAGGTACTGTAGTAACAGCAACTACTAACTTTGCTGGTAATATAACTGGTAACGTAACTGGTAATGTAACAGGAAACGTAGGTGGTAACTTAACTGGTGATGTAACAGGTAATGTTACTGCAAATAGTGGAAGTAGTACATTTGCTGCTGTTACTATTAATGGTGAGTTAAATATGAATGCTGGTTCATCAGCAACTATTACTGGACTTAGCGCACCTACAAATACTACTGATGCTGCAACAAAAGCGTATGTTGATACCTCTATTGCTAATCTGGTTGATTCAGCACCAGGAGATTTAGATACATTAAATGAATTAGCAGAAGCGTTAAATGATGACGATGATTTTTCAACTACCGTAACAAATCTTATAGCAACTAAACTACCATTAGCTGGTGGTACAATGACGGGTACTATTACCATGTCAAACAGTGGTAAAGTTACTGGATTACCTACCCCTTCAGCAAATACAGATGCGGCTAACAAAGCGTATGCGGATACTATGCTTCCTTTAGCTGGTGGTACATTATCAGGTGCTTTAACTTTACCAGGAGCGCCAACAAATAACCTTCATGCAGCCACAAAAGCATATGTTGATACTAGTATGGGTTCTAATACAGCAGCAGCCACTAGCGCAGCTCAAGCTCTTGGTTATAGAAATGAAGCAGAGGCATTTAGAAACACTGCTGAAACACATAAAAATAGTGCGGCCTCATCTGCAACAGCAGCGGCCGCTAGTCTTGACTCATTTGATGATGTATATTTAGGAGCGAAATCTTCTGCTCCGACAGTAGATAACGATGGTGATGCACTTCAGACAGGTGCGTTATATTTTGATACAACGGCTGGAAATATGTTCGTATTTGATGGCTCTAGTTTTGTTGTAACAGGATCTGCTGTTAATGGAACTAGTAGCAGACAGGTATATGTTGCTACAGCAAACCAAACTACGTTTGCAATATCACACGATATTGGATTTGTAGATGTATATTTAAATGGACTGAAGCTACGTACAGGTACTGATTTTACAGATAACAATGTTAATAACATCGTGCTTACATCAGGTGCTAATCTAAATGATGTTGTAGATATAGTTGCATATGGTGCATTTCAAGCAGCTAATCATTATACGCAAACACAATCAGACGCTAGATATACACGTATAGCAAATAACCTTTCTGAATTAACAGGTACAGCATCTACTGCTAGAGCTAACATAGGAGCATCACCTACAGCTAATCCAACATTTACTGGTACAGTAACAATACCTACTGATGGATTAAACTATGCAGGTACAGTAGTTACTGCTTCTGGTGCAGAGATAAATAAACTAGAAGGTGCTACAGCTAGTACAGCAGAATTAAATCATGTAACTGGTGTTACCAGTGCAATACAAACACAATTAAATGCGAAAGCTTCAACAACAGATTTAGCTACTACTAATACAGCCGTAGGAACTAAAGCTCCCCTTGCTTCTCCAACTTTTACAGGTACTTTAGCCTCTCCAACCATTAATGCCAGTACAGCATTGCAAATTGGTGGTGTAGCTATCTCTGCCTCTGCCGCAGAAATAAACTACAATGACGTAACAACTCTTGGTACGACAGAAGCCAGCAAAACAGTTACCGCTGATGCAAATGGTGTTGTTACTTTTGATAATGGTAAAATTGAAGAAAGCACTGCTATTACATCTAGTTCAAATGCAGCAACTCTTAACCTAAGAGATGGTGATAACTTTACACATACGCTTTCAGAGAATGTTACTTATACATTTAGTAACCCAGCCGCAAATGGCAAGGTTTCTGCTTTTACCTTAAAGGTAACACAAGATAGTACTGCTAGAACAATTACATGGCCCGGTAGTGTAGATTGGGCATCTGCAACTGCACCAACATTATCAACAGGTAATGCTGCTGTAGATGTTTTTGTATTTGTTACTTATGATGGTGGTACAATTTATTATGGCTTTACGGCTGGTCAGGCAATGGGATAATATAAACAATGAGTACGGCACAAAAACTTATAGCAGCAACTTCTGGAACAGGTAGTGACGAGCTTTATGTAGATGATGTTTTTTCAACGACCATTTATACTGGTA